TTTTATTCTCTTAGAGACTTAAAGTAACGGCTCACCGAATCGAACGGTGATTTAATGCCTGCTCATCGCAGAGAACCAACAACCGCTTTAGAGACTTAAAGTTCCCTATAACCCTTTGCTCGGTGAAACATACGGCTGAATCATTGCACCGACTTTAGCACTCATATAAGCACCAAGAACTTCATAACCGATTCGGTTTGGATGCAGTCCGTCCCCTGTCAAACCGCCTATTGTTTTCGGGTTGAACGGCGAACAGGTGTTATCAATGTACATAACTCCTCTTGATTCACACAGTTCAATCATTTTGTTCACCATATCCTTCAGCGTATACCCTTGTGCATTTGCTGTGGTGTAACCATAGCCGCTGTTATATGTCCTGTTCAGCGGAGTGCTGATAATAATAATGGCTGTCGGATTATCAGTGAACACTTTATCTATGCAGTAATTCATAGTACCGCAAACTGTCTGACTTGCGTATGTGTCTGTAATATTACCTAATGGCATATCGTGCCAAAAGTCATTAGTACCCCACGCATAAATCGCTACATCAAACTGCGAAAAATCTGTATCATTTGTGATACTGTATGCGTTTGCGCTACCTGTTGAATAAAGCCATCCGTTGCCGCTTTCCGCTCCAAAAGTCACATCATAGTCTAATGCCCTTCCGATAGCCTGTCCGTATTTCACACCGTCAATGCTGTTGAATGGATAGCCTGCGGTAATTGAATCACCACTGATAAACATCCTTCTGCGTGTCTTGCAATATTTGACTTCAGTAGGTGCTACGCTTTTATATGTGACTTGTACACCGAATTTATAATTTGCCGTACCTGTCCATGAATATGACAACGTGTCATTAATTTCAGGGTTGATGCTTGTATTTCTGACATACTGAGTATTGCCACCAGTTGAAATGTATGCAACGTTCTGAGTAGCAATGTATACAGGATTCTCACAATAAAGATGAACTGGAATAGTAGCAAGTAAATCACTGCCGAATACCCTGTTTTTTGCGGTAAAAAGCACCTTATTGTTGGTTGAATCAATAATCAGCACACTGCATTTAGTTCCTGCGCCGCCTGATATTGCTTTTGTTGTAATATGGTCAATATATCCTGCCTCATATTTGTAGTCAGTCCACCAGTAACCGCTCAATATGGAATTTGTAAACTGTGACAACTGGTTTGCGCCTAATATAACGCTATGCTCTGTATCTTCGGAAACTGAATCAACAAATCTTTCTGCGTTCGTTTTGTAAACAGGGTACATAGCAAGGTCATAATTGCCAACACTTGTACCTGTAACATCTGTGCCAACGGGGCAGGATGATATAGCCGTTCTGTACACTGGAGTGCTTCCCACCTTTGTACCAAGTTTTGAGCAATAAATACCAATGCCGAAAGGCTTTTCAAACACCATATTAATCGGCAACGTAAATTCACCTGTAATACCTGTGAATGAAGTCGCACGGATTGTAATGTTTGTTGTCGGATCAGTAAACGCAAGCAGAATAACCTGTGTTGAACTGTCTGAAATTTTACCTTTGATACTTTCAACATATCCCGCAGGATATACTTTTGGCATCCTCCAAATGCCACTAGTCATACCACCAGTGTAAGCGGAGAAGTCTAGTGCATCAGTGGCAGGAATTGCGTTCTTTAAGTCTCTACAATCCTCTGTATTCTGTTCGATCTGTTCGCTCAGTCCGCTGATGCTTTCGGCTGACTGTTCAGCAGATTCCTTTGCCTGGATTGCATCATCCTTTGCCTGAATGGCATCGTCCTTTGCCTGTTCTGCGGCTGCTGCACTATTTGCTGCTGCCTGTGCCTGTGCTGCTGCACCTGAGATGTACGGAGCAAGTTCAGAGTCAGAAACATCTGTGTCATCCTGCAGTCCTGCTCTCTCAACAGCAAGCATGAAGTTGGCAGATCCGATTCTATGATCGTCTCCATCTTTCAGGAGAATTTCCATTCTTGTCATGCCAGGAACGGCAGCCATCTGCAACTGAACATAGAAAGTGACCGTGTTTCCGCTCACATCGCCGATATCAGTTAACGGATATGAAAATCCGTGTTTGTCCGGTTTAGTGCCTTCGATATAGATGGTGTAAGATGACACATCGACATCCGTTCCACCGTCTTTCAGTTTAACTTCGATCTGACGGATATTGTCATCATACTGAGAGCAGTGGACTGTCTGCATCTGAGAGAATGACGGATTCAGATCAATTGTGATTGTCTGTGGTGTTAAACTCATAAATGCCCCCTTGGTTAAAGTACTGCATACAATGCGTAATAGACATCGTATGATGTTGATGATGGTGCAACTGTCAGTGTCCTTGCTGTTGCATCATTTGTCAGTGTGACACCAGTATTCGTTGATGCTGCAAGATTCTGTCGGTTGAAAGTAGTTCCAGTGTTGAATATCTGAATCGTTCTGTATCCTCTGACTGCTCCTGATGAACGAGTGACTTCACCTGTCATGAACAGATACAGATTATAGGCAGAGAGATCCAGTACAACAGAATCGCCATCCGCTCCACTGAGAAATCCTGCATCCACCTGTTTCATAGATTCTGCAACAGACGAGAAAAAATCAGATGATCTTCCGTAAAGTAATCGTCTTTCACTCATGACAGCACCTCTCCCTGGACTGTATCGATGTTCTCGGTAATGTGCTGAATACCGGAGAACGTGTGATTGAGAATATATGAATTGATGACTGTTCCATCTGCAGCTGTGAATGTGATCGCATCACCGCACTGCAGGAAAGGCAGTCCTCGGATATCCATGTCGATTGGTGTGAAGTGGATGTTAGCATATGGCAGGAAGAATGTATCGAGCATGTACTCAATGATGGATGATTTGGATTCATACGCACCCATCTGAACAAATTCTGTTCCATTGTGTGCGTACCAGTTTCCATTGTAGACATAATACATTGTAGGATCCGTCATCTTACTGACAGCGTTCACTGTCTTGATTCGCAGCTTGATGTTTTTGAACAGACCATTATCAGTCATGTCATAAACACTGCCATCAGGATTCCAAACATATTCCCCTTCATGATCTCCCTTGCCGTCTGTCCAACAGTATTTGATACTGCCGATGTCGGCGATATCGTATTCATCCCACCATGCAGAGCCTTCAACATCTGAAGCGGCCAATGGATAGGGATTGGAGTTATCAAGCCGAAGCACACTACTTGTGCCATCTCTGTTCCTTCTGTTGAATCCTGCAAACAGTTCAGCATATCCTGTGACGATGTCTGACATGGTATATGCGTTTGCGAACGAATACCGTGTGTAATTTACTCCTTGGACTGGTGTTTCCAGGGTGTGATTGATTGCCAAAGTCAGAGGAAATTCGCTTGTTGTTGTGTGCTTTGACACAGAGAATGTTGGATAAGGATTTACAGTAACACTGCTGATTGTTGACCCATTCATACGGATATCAAGGGTAACTTCACATGGTATCCAAAAGCGATTCGTGACAAGATTGATGTACGGATAACAATGGCTCAGATTCCTGAAATCTTCATAGCATGATTCGTTCTGATATCCTGCTGATATTTCAGGAGAGATTCGTAAATGTGTCGCATTCAATATGGATTCAATGTTGTCTCTAAACAAATCTCCACCACTGAATCCTTCTACAAACGCATCCATCAAGTCATCGGTTGCTGTGTCATGTTCACCTGTGAGAGTGTATAGACAGTTTTCAATATCAATGACTTTAATCCTGCATGTAGCATAGGCTTCATAGAGTTCTACTGTTCCACTGTGTGAATTTGTCTTCTGTGCAATTCTAGCAGTTACTATGTTTGTCTGTTCAGTTAAAGCAGTACTTTGATCTGCAATGAACGTTGTGGTGTAATCACTGGACACACCATGAACTGACCCAAGAAGATATTTCACATTCGGTTCATAATCGTTCTTTGAATAGTACATGCCATTCAACTTATCCTGCTCAACCTGTGGCATGATCTCATCATTCGTATCACTCGTCCTGCTCGTTGCCTGAACCTGTCTGTGTGCCATGTTCTCATGGTTTCTCGGACAGGATGTGACAGTGAATCGCCCATACGGCAGATCGAATGTCCGGACATTTGTAGGATCTTCCGGAAGAATGTACTCATATGTCAGTTTGACATCGATCACCTTGCCAAGAATGTTTCCTACACCAACCGTCTCAAATGACACAGTACTTGCTTCTGCATTCCCAAATCTGAACACATCAGACGAACACACTGACTCATTGAATGACAGTGACTCATACACGATCTGTTCATTCGTGATATCAGGTATATTGTCAAAAGGAAAGGATACAGTTACCTGTACCCTTTTATACCCATTCCTGATCACATTGATCTGTTCATCCGTTAGTGTAAGCATCAGATCTCCTCTAGTGTAATGGCAAGTGCTTCAATACCGCCCCTTGCTTTTGGATTCAGCACAGGAGTCATATTGATCATCATCTTCTTGCCAACATCAAGCCTGTTGCGGTTTACGATGTACAGACCAGTCACAGTGTAGAAATTCTCTTCCTGACTCCGTACCGCATCCAGTTCCTGCATGAAATTGTAATAATCGGTCAGTGAGTCAAACACCATCGTGAATGACCCACTGATCTTTGTTCTGAATGTTGTGGAATGAGTTATCCCATTCGCATCCTGCCATGATTCACTGACAGGCTGTTCGTTCATGATGTATGTCGGCAAGAGGATGTTTCGTGTGTAGTCTTTATAGCCTAGTGTGAATAACTCCATATCCCTTACCTCTTCTTAAAAGGACTGTATCCTTTGTTTCGTGCAAAGTTGTTCGCTTCAGTACGAACTACCTTGAACATGCCCTTTGCATCTCCCTCAAGATAAACGTTCACATTGACATTTCCGTCTAATGCAAGTCTGCCAAGGGAGTCTGTCACGGCAGATGACACACTGTCCGCAATGTCTCTTGTGGAAACATTGTTCTGAACAGAAGCAGTCAATGACTGATTCGCCACCGCACCAAGTCTTGCCATAGAATCAGCAACTTCTGCCGCTTTGGCATGGTAGGTGTCAACAAGACCATTGATCTGTTCCTCTGCTATCCACTGAGTGAATTTGGACGGAGAGTGTACCTGTGTGGTAGTCTGCAATGCACTGTTGGTCTTAGTGCCAAGTTCAGCTGCAAGAGCAGTGACCTCACCCATCCTTTCTCTCAGTTTATCGATCATGCCCTGGATCCAGTTGGACAGAGTGCTTGATCCGTTTGTATATGACAGCGTTCCGGACACTGCACTGTCTGATTCAGTAGCCATAGTGTCAGCTGCTGTTACTACACCAGGTGTGCCTTCCTCAATACCCGACTGAGTACCGCCTGTGTAGTCAGTGCCATGCTCTTTGCCGTTGTCTTCATTCAGTTTGTCTTCAACAGCCTGGTCAGCATCATTGACCATGTTCTCTGCTGATGTTGTTACTTCAGCACTGCCTGTTGTGATACCTGTGCTGATGCCAGTGTCAATGCTCTGTCCTGCTGCAGGAGCATCTGTTGTTGCTGCAGTATTGACAGTTTCGGTTACTGTTTTCACAGCAAGATATGCCTGTTTCTGCGTTTCATCACCATTGAAGCCAATGTAGAATTTCGCATCATCCGATGACATGTCTGTTGCCAACTGCCTTGCTGTGGCTAAGATCTCGTCAGCCGACTCTCTAGTTTGTATAGCTGCTTCATGGTTGCCTGCATTGGACTGCTCAACATACCTTGCCATCATGGTGTTGTATTCTTCAAGATACGCTTGCATCATAGCTGCACTGGACATCATGCTCTGATCTACAGTGCTTGTGCCTTCAGCTGCCATTCTGTACAGATCCGAAAGACTGCCTTCCTGTGCTTTGTTCATGTTGTCCAAAGCAGTGAAGTAGTTGTCCTGTGCTGTGAACAGATTGGACTGTGCAGTGTCGACTGTTTCCTGATAGGATCTGCTGATGTCTGTTTGGAAGGCTTCAGTGTGCTTCAGGAAGTCCAACTGATCCTGCTCTGACATCTTCAGGAATGTTTCCTGCGATACAGACGTCTGTTCAAAGATGCTTGCATAATCACCACTCTTGTACCTATCGAGCATCTTATCCCAGTAAGCACTCTGCTCCATCAGGGCATCTTTGTATCCCTGTTGTGCTTCAGCCTGTTGTTTCAGGGATTCAGTGTACTGATCCATGAATGTTGCCATCAGAGCCTGTCGAGCCTGTTCATCTGCAGCTTCTTTGATTGTCCGCTTCAGATCCTGATAATGGGAAATACTTCCGTCAATCAGTTCGTACTCAACACCAGTAGCATCTGATAGTTTGCCAAGGATCATCTCTACTCTGTCCTGATAGGACTTTTTGACTTCACCGTTGGCATCAACGTATTTATCAAGTTCGCTAAGGAGTAAACCAACATCTCTTCTCTCATTGAAGATTGATGTAATCTCCTCATTCGTCTTGTCTGTTGTTTCTTGGATGGACTCAGACAGTTTCTTCTGTGATTCCTGCAGTTTCTTGGCTGTGGGATCCCATGCTTTGAATGCTTCTTCAGCATCATCCATCGACATGACACAAGCACCAACCACTGCGGCTAATGCTGCGATTACAGGAAGGAGTTGAATAACAGTCACCATTGTGGCATGCAACTGCGGATTCAGAACAGCCGTAGTACCCATCCACAGATAGAATGAGTCTCTTGCCTTCTTTACATTCTTAATTGCCTTGACAATGCTTGCACCAGCGTACGTTCCTGCAAGCAATCCAATAGCAACTTTGCCATAATCAATGATCTTCGGCATGTTGTCGAGAAACCATTTAAGGCTGTCTGCTACAGTATCGGCAAGTTTCTTTGCCTTACCTTGGAAATCTTCATCCTGCAAGAGATTGGTCAGTGACTGAGTTATTTCCCTCAATGTAGGCTGAAGTTCATCGAACAGCTGCATCTTGAGTTCTTCAAAATTATTCTTCAGAATCTTGGCATCTCCTGCGAGATTATCCAGTTTCTGCTTACTGATTTCTGCTACAACACCATTTGCATCGGCAACAGCATCGTGAAGTTCACGGAAGTCTTCTTCAGACATGTTGAGGATCGCTGACAGACCAGTGATTGCTCTCTGACCACCAATTGTGTACAGAATTGTACTGCGTTCCTCATCGTTCAGACCTTTCAAGCCATTACGCAGATCGGTGACGATGTCATAGAAGGATCTTGCATTACCTTCTGCATCATAGAACGCACCACCAATGCTCTCAAATGTTGTCCTTGCATCGGAAACGTTGGTAGCAAGACGAGTGATCGTTGTTCTCAATGCAGTACCAGCCATTGAACCTTTGACACCCTGTGAAGCCATAGCACCAAGAGCAGCTGCAAGATCTTCGATTTCAAAACCAAACGATCCTGCAACAGCACCAGCGTACTTCAGTGCTTCACCCATGTCGGTTACATCAGTGTTCGTACTGATAGCAGTCTTTGCTAGTACGTCAGCAAACCTTGACGCATCCTCTGCCCCCATGCCGAATTCATGCAGACCATCGACAACAATGTTTGCCATCTCATCGAATGACTCACCTGTTGCCTGTGTTAACTGCAGGATCGGTGCAATAGCAGCCTTGGTTTCATCAAGGGAATAACCAGCAAGAGCAAGAGCCGTTGCAGCATCAGCAATCTCTGTTGCGGAGTATGCCGACTGTGTACCAAGTTCTCTGAAGTATCCGGACAGTTCTTCAATCTGTCCTGCTTCAAGAGCAGTACCGTACAGTGCTTCAAGTGAAGCCATTGAGTACTCAAACGCAGTGCCTGATTCCCATACTGCTTTGGCAAAACTCTTCATTGCTTCATAAGCACGTTCAAGTCCTCTTGCAATGAGATTACCTAATGCGACAGTCCAGGCATCTATGCCATGCGTGACATTCTCGATGGGTTTGGGCAGTTCCTGTACTTCTGCTGTTGTAGCCTGTACACCACCCCTCAGTTCTTCATAGGCAACTCCTGCATCTACTACCCTCTGAGTAAGATCTCCCATCTTGGCGGCTAAACGCACCATGACAGGATCTGAAGGTTTGAATCCCTGTTTAAGCAGACTTTCGTACTGCTTCTTCATTTCTTCTACTGCTCTAGTGCCTTCTTCAACTTCTTCCTCAAGAACATTGAATGCGTCTTCAAGGCTGAATACTCCCGACTT